CTCCAGGCAAGCCCCAGGACCCAGGATGTTTAGGATCATTCCTCATGAGATACAGGTATCTATGAGTGTCAACGGTGTAAAACCAAACTCCTACAGCTTTTACAATACCAGACTCCATGAGCCTCCCGGATAGATACCTTGATAACTCTTGACCCAGGCTGTGCCAGTCCAGCGATACTGTAGTTCAGAGGTAAGGTTTGTAACATACTGCATGTTGTCTGGACTACTGGTGCGATCAAATGCAATTTGCCAACGAGCACCGTCGTACTCTACAATATCATTGGCACGAGCTACCAAAGGTTGCCCAGAAGTGCCCGCCCAGGCACCGGGATTATCTGGGTCAGGATTAGACCAAGATCCGGTATCCTGAGTCAGCAGGTATCGTTGACCCGGGGCGGCAGCTGGCAATCCTGCTCCAGGGCCGCTGATTAATGGATCTATTACAGCCGTTATTGGTGGCAAGGTGTTGGCCGGCACAGTACCGGTGTTTATAGTAAACAGTAAAAATCTATCGTCAGTGGGATCGTAGGCTATGGTACCAGTGACATCGGTTCCGTCGGGCTGTTCCAGGGTAATATAACTGATTCCTGGACGAAGGGCACCGTACATGTTGATCACACTGTGCCACAGCAGATTACTGGCTGGACTGTCCGGGGCTGTCAGACTGGCATTGGATTCATCAACCACTTGCTGTGAGCGCAAGGCCTGTAGTTTATTATCTACCAATAAGACCTGATACCCATAAGGCGTAAATCTTTGACGTGTACCCAACAACAAATCGCTGTCAGTCAACGCATTGATTAGGTCACCTTGTGCATCATATACCGAAGCAATAATACGTTCAATAACACCCAACTTCTTGACCTTGGCCGGTGGAGTAATCCACAATGGCAAGGTAAATGATAAGGTGGCTATGTCAATGGAATTGTCGGCATTCACAGGAATAACTCTGCTAGACCAACGCACATCTTTGAGATACAACACAGTCAAGCTGGTCCAGTCAATGTAGTTGTCGGTGCTTTGGATTTCCAGACTGGGATTAAACAAGGTCAGGATCTGTTCTAGCAACTGCATCTTTTGATTGGTGTTGCTGGTCCAGATATCTAGGTTAATGGTCATTTCATAAGGTACAGGCATGATACGTTCTATGGTAAATGCATTGCCCTGGGTGGTTTCGTAGGTGTCGGTATTGGAATCGTAGGTGCGTTGTCTAACCGAAATGTTGCTTACAAAGTTGGGTTCTTGAATTCTGGGACGATCATATTTCAAATCAGTAATATAAAATGTCATCAGGGGTGTTGCTGGCATGTCGTTGGCTGAATTGTTTTGTAGAATAGTCTGCGCCTGACGACTAGCATCACCATAGCGTACCGGCACACGCACCAAGGTGTCCACTGTGCTGCCAGGACCTTGTGCAGCTTCATTGGCGCCAAACTCAACATCAAAGTTTGAGAAGATTCTAGCAAACTGTAGCAGGAATCGACGTAATTGTTGATCGTAAAAATATTGGGCCATTATCGTCCAGGAGGTCTAGGATTGGGTGGTGTAATGTTGCCACCTTGATCGCCGTTGTCGGGTTTGATTTCAAGTATTTGACTGAGACTCTGACGACTAGGAATATTGCCAACATCAGTGGTGGGCACAGTGTAGGTGTTGTTGACAAAGCTGGCTCGTTGAGTTAATGCTTCAGCGGCATAGTCAAGATCAGTACGCACATTGTCACTGATGGCCAACCAGGCCTTGCCGTTGTAACGGAACAAGCGATTGGGAAAATAGTCCAAACGCAAACAGTAGTCACCCGAGGCTGGTGTTGGAGGAAACTGTACTCCAGGAGTGACCGGCAGACCGTTGGGTGCATGCGTGTCGCCTGTTAGGTATCCGCGAACATAGCCAAATCCGTCGGGAGTAACATCCAAGGCCGGCTCTTGGCCAGAACTACGAGGACCATCCGAAGTGGTACTAACGCCATATGATGCTGGTTGACCATCAGGAGTTGTTGGCAATATATAAAATTTTACATTATCATATCCACTCAGTGGTACATCCTGGTAGGCCTGTGTGAGTATGGCATCATTGAGGGCCAGATCTTTGGGTCTGGTACTTTGTTTGTCACCCACTGTGTTGGGTGTGGTTGCGGTCCAATAAGGCAAACCAGTGGCAGGATTCACAGCATCAATAGGAGTACCAGCCGGCACGTTGCCTGTGGCTGTATAATAAGTGCCACCATTGTTGACAATAAAACCATTGGGATAGAAATTGCCAGGATCCCAGATGTTTTCTGGCATGAACGGCTGATTCATTATCTGGCTGTACTCTTGAGCATTGACCAGAGGAGTTGCTTTGACTCTCCACAGGTGTGGTAACCAAGTGACACTGAATCCTTCTGATGCAAAGTTGGCATCTTGTATTACATAATATCTAGGCAAACTTTTGACCAAGGTAGTATCGAGTGGATTGTAATCTCTTAGGTTAGGAACTTCAATAACGTCACCACTCATGAGTTTGCGCCCAAAAGTATCTATCATATCATTGTAGTGGAAGGTGATAAACAAGGTATCACCATTTAAAAACAAACCAAACTGGGTCAAATCAAAATCTATGTCTTGTGTGCGATACACCCCACGCATGACAAACACATCAGGATCGTACACACGATCACGGTTTTCCAACAACAACAGATCTTCAATGAACAAGGGATTGGTTGTGGCGTAGTTGGGTATAGTGGCGTCGTTGTTGCCGTTGTCGGTGCCGGCACCCTGTGGACCCAGGTATTTGTGGACATAAATTGAAAGGCCTCCCACAGTATACATTTCTGATACGGTACGATCAATAAATTGGTAATCTGAGGAGCGGTTATCCCGCCACATACTTAATCTTGGCATAATTTATTATTTAGTGCTTTTTTGGTGGCCTTGGTTGCTAACATTTTGGCAATGGATTCAGGACTTTGCTTTTTACCTAAATTCTTTTGCCTTAAGTTTTCTTTTTGTTCAATGGTCAATGGTTTATAAACTCGAGATTTAAGTTGTTTTTCTATCTCCTCTGGTTTCTTTTTCCTGCCATAAACAGGGCTATTTTGACCTACAAATTTTCCCTTCATTTTTTCTGCCCGCTTGGCCTTTGATTCTTCACTATGTACTCGGCCTGTGTGTACTAATCTGCTTGTTTCTTTTTGTTTAACGGATCCAGGTTTTCCAAATGCTGGATTACCAGAACCGCGTCGTTTGGCTTTAGATTCCTCGCTCCAAGTCCAACCGCGGGTTTTGTGGCCACTTGAGCCTTCACCGCCATCTGTCATATTGTATAAGATGCCAGTGCCTAAATCTTTACGACCATATTCTGCTATAAGTTTGCGCTCTAAATCAAATGCAGTTTGTTCGTCTAAATTATCTTCTACAATAACAATGCGGGATAAATCTTTTGGAGGCTTAATACCTTTGCCCCATTTTTTAAATGCCCGTTCGCCAGAACCTTTACCGACATAGTAAGGTGTGCGGTCTTCTCTCAAATAGGTATAAACATAGAACATGGTATAGATATTTATGTTCATATTTCCAGATTGACTATGAATTCAAAACGTCGTATAATTACAAAATGGACGAACTATTTCAACGCTTGGATTCTGCAGAAAAACACATAGCCACGGTCAAAAACAAGGTGGCCCGCAGAGACCTATTAAAAATGGTTCGTGCTGTGGATCAGGCCATTGTGGCTGCAGATCAAGAAAGTGTAGAATGTCGCAGAATGCACAGAGAAACTTCACGCTACCGAGAATTGATTCAAAAGGTCAACAGCCTGTTGACCAATTTGGAACAACACATAACCTTGGCAAGCCTATTAGGTTGACAACGCAAAATTTTAATATACAATAAACACTATGGCCAAATCAAACGAAATCAAAAGACTAAACCCCAAGGGTGCTGAAACCAAATATGTAGGGCACGAGCCTGAATGGCGGTTTCAACCCACTGAAGAAAATAGACTCAGCAGTTTGGCCAATGCATTCCAATGGTACAACTATCACTATGGTAAAAAAGATGCCAAGGACATGTTGTGCCACTATCTGGAACACAATGGTCGAGCCCGAGACGCCAAGACCATGCGTGGCATTCCTGACAGTCAAATTCGTGTTACTCCAGCCTGGGTATGTCGTATGACATTGATTGGTCTGGTACTTAACGAGCATGAACAGTGCATTGTTGATGAACAAATTTCAGCCATGCTTAAAATCAAACAAGAAAAGAAACGAGCACAGGAGGACGTTGACGCAGACGCCGCTGTAGCAAAATTAACTATTCAAGACCATCTTCGCGAAAAAGCTTCAGAGTGCGCAGGCGAACTTGAAGGTATGTTTGATGATTTTATTCAGGCCGGCGCCAAAATGTCAGCAGACTTCAAACCTATTGCCTTGATCCGCGGTATGAATATTAGCCCACAGATGATTCCTAATATTACTGCTGTATGGAATTTACGACTACAAGAAT